TAACACCGGTCAAATAGTGATCTTTGAGGTAACATAATTCCTGCATCTAAAGCTTCGCAAAAAGTTTCATAATGATCTTCAGTAAGATGATTGAAATCAAAATCAGAGACAGTTAAATTCAAACTATTGGAGAAGTCTCGTGTAGCATTGCAATAAGCCCATGAATATGGTTTTTCATCGTAAATACGAACTGGTGAGCAACAAATAGATGAGTGATTATAATATTTATGTTCACGAGTTTGGTGAGGATGTGGCTCGATAGTGTAGTACGGGACAAGTTGTCGGGTATTTTCATAATCAACGACAATTTCTGGGAGATAAGTTTCGTGCGTATAACATGGTAATTCTTCACGAAAATTCCAATCGTCGACTCCTTCGGCAAAGAAACCTGCAGCTTCATGAGGTGGGTATAACTCCACTGTAGGTTCAATCCGTTCTTGGTCGACTTCATCAAAACCTCGTTCTTCTTGTAAACGTTTGGTTGAGGCGCTAGGAACTTTCATCTCAAGATTTCGTAGCATTTCCTCACTTCTCTTTTCAGTTTCCAGTAAATCCATTATACTTTGATCTAATTTTGGAATAAAAGGGCGCTCTTTCTTAACATAAAAAGATGGGAATTCTTGTGGTTTTTCTAAATCTTCAAGTTTAAAATTAGATTCCAAGACAAGAGGCGCTTTATTTCCATCGATAGCGTTCTTAAGTGCTTCACTGAAAAGTTTAGGTCCTGCGTAGTCTTCGCGTTTAATGCGATTGGTGAAGAAATTTGTTGGAATATCCTTATGCATAATTAAACGCTCTTGTTCATCAAGATGAGCTTTAAAGCAATCACCTGCAAGCCATAACATCTCACTATAAGTCATCCATTGACCCATATTTTGTTGAGTAAAAGGGTTGCGACGCATAAATCGACAATGATCATCTAGAGGGTCAACAATAGTGTCATTTGGACTTTTCCGAGCTACAATGAATACAAGATGACGACGGCGGAGACAAGCATCAGAATTATTAATTTCAGAAGCTGTAGGTTTCTCACAATTTGATGAGATGATTACGAGTCGAATAGAATCAGCAGTCATACCTTTAGATGATAAATCAGCTTTTGGAACAGTCATAGAAATACACGAAATAAGATTCATAAAACGCGTGTATTCTGAATCTGCGGGTGTTGAACCTCAAGTCATAAATCCATCATCTATCAAGAGAACAGTTTCACCTCTAAAAGCATCCCAATACTTAGAGACACCTGACATGGATGAGATAGCATTATTCTCAAACACTCTTCCACATGCAGCTTCAGTCATAATTGCACGGGCTAGAGGATTCATCACAGTGGATTTTCCTTCTCCAGGATTTCCAACTAATTGAATACAGAAAGGAACCATTCGCATGTTTCCTGCTTTTCCGACAAACTGAGATAAGTTTTCACGGATAATTTTATCCAAAGTTGCTATCTTTTGCAAAATATAAGTTCTTAAAGTTAGGTCTTTATTTGCACTGCGCTGACCTGTAAATTGTAAAAGCCGATAACGTGCTGCTGACAAGCGAGGCAAGTATTCGGGGGACATCATATGGTTGACAAACTTTACAGGATCAATGAGTTCATCAACTTCTTTCATAAAAATATCGTTGATCTGAAGTTCAATGCAATCCTTATCAGTTGAGACCATCGATTTTCCACGATAATCTGAGATGACTGCAGAAATAGATTCCATTATCCATGTGGTCAAACCTAAAGCATTATTGATTAAATTTTTTATACCATTGGTGGCTCGTCCTAGGTCTCCGTAGGATTTGACCGATTTTAAAATATCGGGAGAGGCTATAATCTGTCTTCCAATAAGTGCAGTAGCCAAGAGAGAAACAACAGAAGCTATGATAGGAATACTATCAGATAAGTTCTTAATATCTATTGCCTCACTATCAAACCCAACATTCCCTTGTACTTGTTGTTCGGGAGTGGAGGGCGCGAAAGAGTCAATAAATTCTTGTGCTGCTTTCAATATACTTTGTGATGTCATGAATACAAATTCTGAAAATGTCGTAACAAATAGTTGAATGATATCAATAAGTAATACGAGAAAGGTGGGTCGTTGAAGTCCCCATTTGGCTAAAGTAAGTGTGCCATTAGTTAGAGCCATATATTTAAATTTTTGTGATTGAATGGTCTCAAACATTGTTCGAAGGGCACTAGCAGAAATATCAAGAGCTGAGTCAATTTTACCAGCGACTCGCTCAGCGGTGGTATAGAATTTATTAACACCGGAAACAAGGTTCAAACCTCGTCGTACCATTCCTGAAAGGCCAAAATCCCAGGCTTGAGGATCAAATTGTTTATGATCTGCCATGGTTTTGCGTGAAATTCCGTGATGACGTTTACGGCTTCGCTTACGCTTTTCTAAATATTTAGCTCGTGCTTCTATAGCTGAATGAATTTTATCAAAATCTTTTTTAAATGCGGGAGTTATTTTAGTCCCTTCTATTTCCAATTGTTTGAAAATATCTTCAAGCGAATCTGCTTGGTTAAGTTTGGAGGGGCGCTCACTTACG